TTACTCGAGTGTATCGAATATCATTCAGCTCATCCATAAGAATAGATGCCTTTCCATTATACGCAGCGTTAGCCAGAGGCATTTCTGGATTCTTATCACGCCACCGCTTCGTCTCAGCAATAGTACCAGGAGTATTTTGGATAATGTCTTTCATCATATTAGTCCCTATTTTCAAAAGTAGTGCGATAGCCTGATGTGTTTTCACGAGTAACCGGTTTCGTAGGAGTTACTTTAACGTTCAATTCCAGTTTTACTTCTGGTCCTAGTTCGTAAATCTTGTCCTGATCTGGGTCGTATTCACGATCTTTATACAGTGCAACAAGATCGGTTACAAATATAGGAGCACGATCTGCTTTAACCCATAGGTATTGTTTTGTCTGTTTAAACGTCATTTCACACAGCTTCCCCCAACATATTGATTTCCAGCAGCAACACACTGTTCTTTAAACACTCTACTATATTCCATATCAGCCAAAATCAAATATCCAATACCCCATAAAAAGAACACTGATACAGCTGCAAGTAGAATAATAGGAAGTTGGTCAATAAGATTGTCAAGTAGTTTAATCATTTTAAGTACCATTCTCCTTCGTACATGATGCAATTATATCTAAAATTTTCCCAGCGTTCACACGGAAGGATTACAGTTCGTCCATTTTCAGTATCAATTCCGTGAGAAACATATGTTCCTGCTCGTTCAGTTACTCTACCGTACGCATCGTAGTAGTCACGATCCTGATGGTGTAAAACTACTAGTATCATTTTACTTCCTTTACAGTAACACCTGCGTTACGGGCTATGCGAATCATCATCGCAGTGCCAGCTCCGCCGGGAAACGCGACCACAAGATGTGGTTGACCTTCTTCGAGCATTTGAGTATTTCTAACAAACCCTGCACTACGACCATGAATATCCCATTTAGCTGGATATGCAGTGGCTGCAAGCCCTCTGGAGGATGCCCATGCGGCAGCTAGTGAATCTGCTCCTCGTGCAGCTCCGTGAATAAGTCTAACACTTTGATTGCTAGCTGTCAATTGAATATTAGCTACAATGTTGTCCAGTGTAGCATTTACTTTAGCAGCGTCTGCGTAGTTACGACCGCCACACACTAAAATCCTAAACTCGTTCATGATCCCTCATAACTAATAGTACGACCTGTATCTTCGTAAACCTGAACCCAAGAGCATCCGTATGCAGGACAAATCTCTACAAACTGAGGAAGACTATTAGCATTTTTAGGCCCGTAACCGCCAGACAAAAAGTATGCTCCAGTAATCTCAGGCTTGCTATGCTTAAAACGGTTTCGCTCTCGTTCGTATGCAGCCAGTGCGAGTTCTAACGTCTTAACACGAGCTTGCAACTCATGAATAAATGTGTTGCCATAGTTGCTGTCACCGCTAGTTAACATTTGAAAACATGGCCCGCACAGATCGCCTACGAACAGACCTTCGTGCTTGTGATTGACACAACCTGCTACAATACACTTATTTCTCGGTAGTGGGTCTGTCATGAATTGCTCCTTTTAGTTCTGCTAAAGTGTCGCGAGCTAGTCGTCCACACGTACCTAGATCCTCGCCACAAGGTTCATATGTTTCAATATCTATCAGCTCATGCGTGTCCATAATTTGGATTAGCTCTAATGTACCTATCGCCTTTGCCAGTTTTGCCTCAAGGACTGCTATTAGATCGCCTCGGACGTATTTCATTGTGCTGATCGGCTCGTCTTCAAGCTGCCAAGTTTGCCCTTGCCACGGACTATCAGCCCGCCACCCCCAAGCCCAAATCTGCTCAGGCGCATCAGCTTCCCAAGGGTGAACCCAGTATTTCTTATCAGTCATGGATTGCTCCTTTGATCTCTGCGAGGGTGGTGCGAATACCTTCCCGCGCAATGCTGGCAACATGCCAACCGTTACGGTCAAGTGTGGCATCAAGAGCGTTTAGCGTCTCCACTGCCTTCGCCAGCTTGCTTTCTGCGAGAATAAGAGCCTGACCATTGTTACTAGCCGCCTGTGCGAGTCCCTCGCACTGCTGGCTCAACCTATTCTGCTCGGCTTCTAGGCTCTTAATGCGTTCTACCAAAGCTCTAGTAAATTCTGTACACGCTGCACGAGCTTGCTCGTACCCTTGACGATGAGCCTTTACTTCTTGTTCTTCAGCTCGTTCAAGTTTGGCTTCAAGGGCTGCTATACGAGCATCCTTTGCTGCATTGCGTGCTGCCCAATCATCAAGCGTTTCAAAGTCAATAAACTCGCCTGCAGTGGTATCATAGTAACGATCAGTCATTTGGTGCTCCCTTTTTTAACGTTATCTACATGAAAACCAATCTTTTGTCTTGGAACGCTAATCATTAGTGGCTGACCATCTGGGCCTAATATGGCTGATACACGCCAGCAAGTTGTGTCATATACATCAGCTCTTGAGAGGATTTCATTTCCAAGCTGCTTTTCTAGCCAACCAGTCCAGCCAGTAGGAGTTTTATTAATCATTCATTGTTCTCCCATAGCAGTATTCTCACAGTTTCTGCAAACTCTTCACTTATTTCTTCTTCAAGATCAATATGTGCGTCAACATACTCTAGCGCATCCCACATACGCTCTATTTTATCAATCAAACTTTGAATACGGTCAGCAGCATCATGAGTAGTAACCCACAGAGCGTTCGTGCGTAGAGCATGAATCAGTTCTGCGTCAGTCATTTTGTTCTCCGATTAGGGCAGTCACGCCCTTGATTACAGTTGTTGTTGCAGGGTGGGCAGGTCATAGATCTCTCCTTATCTTTAATTATAATAACACAGCGCTAGTAGATACGCAATAAAAAAGAGCGCCGAAGCGCTCTCTTAGTGCAGTTTATTTTAATTATTGTGCAGGCTTAGTTGCTACATCCATAAACGGAACGGTCGAACCGGGAATCATAGTAGTAGGCAGTGCGCCATTCCAACGCTCAGCTTGAGTCAGTGCGATGAGCCCAGCATTGTCTTTAAGCGCTTCGCTCTTTGCTTTGATAGCAGCAGCTTCTGCGTCCCCACGAATACGAGTAGCTTCGGCTTCTGCAGTAGCACGAGCAAGTTGTGCATCAGCTTCTGCCTGAGCTTGAATCACAGTAATCTCAGCAGTAACCTTTTCACGTTCTGCGTTTTGACGAACCTTCTGCACTTCAACTTCGGCAAGCATACGAGCTTCGATTGAGTTTTCATAGGCATCGCTAAAGTCAATGTTCTCGATTTGTACAGACTCAACAATGATCGGCCCAACTACAGCCTTTTGAATAGCCATCTGAGTTTCAGCTGCGAGTCGTTCGCGTTCCTGAATAGCAGTGGAAGCGTTGAACTTACCAAACACGTTCTTCACTTCTTCAAGTACCTGACGATCGAGCAGACGCGAGATAACACCAGCTTCACCGCCATACTCACGATAGATCGTCTCAACTTGGTCTGCAGGGAAGCGATAGTTAACAGACAGGTTCAAGCCAGCAGTTTGTTGGTCACGGCTATACGCAAGAATGTTCTCATACAGCTGAGCTTGCGATTGAACGCTAATATCAACAACAGATTCAATAATTGGCAGTTTAAAGCCAAGACCCGGCTCTGATGTTCCAATCACAGCTCCGTTACGCAGTTGAACCCCACGATAACCCTCATTAACAGTATACCAGCTACCGCCGATAACAGTAAGAGCAACGATACCGACAAGAGTAGCAATAGTACCGCCAATAACAGCATTCATTTTAAATTTCCTTACATTGATTTCATATTGTTTAAGAGCAGCTTCATACTCTCCACGAGAGTTATAATCGTAGCGTTCAGGCTTTTGGATCACTTTGTTCACCTTTCGAGTTATCTTGTACGTATTCGTTACCAGCTTCATCCTTCATATAGGTGTAGCGCTCAGGTTGACGTTTGAAGCTGATGTTTGCAATAACCCAATACACACCAGCAGCTAGGACAGCTGCTACTGCAAGAAGTCCGATTAAAGTATAAAAAGCCATTAGTTAGCTCCTGTTTCATATAGTTGGTTCATAATTTGTTTGATACTCTTTTTAATATTCAGGCGCTGTTCGAATGCGTATAAATCAGATCGTTTCCAAAGAAATTTGTGATAAAACTCAGCACTAATCGAATCCCAAACCCGCCTAAACAACTCTTCGTTGTTATGTAGCACAAAGTGTGCGCTGTATCCGTCAATGCTTTTGGCGTACACGCCAACTGTAAGATCATCAAAGTAGTCTATATTGTGATGATGTTCGTATCCGGCTGAGACTAGATAGTTGTGCGTTTCTGCACTGTGCTGTTGAGAAAAATCCCAGTCAGTGGTGGGAGTGATTCTACGACCAATAGACCATGCCGGATCGAAACTGGCGCTAGAAGGCCTAACTGCCATGCTTCGCGATCCAAATAGTTTGGCGTATCCTACATTAGCAATATCACGTTTTAACGGTTCGGGTATCATAAATATCATCCATAATAATGTGGTTTACGGAGTATCCAGTAATATAGTTTTTAGAAACTTTTACTCGAATACATACTTCCTCAGGAGCATTTTCAATTAGGTTACGAGACTGCCTACTAAGACATCCATCTTCGGTTACAATAATCATGCTTTTCATTTATTTGATCCTCAGATCTTCGATGTTAATAGGATAGTAGTTAGTTACTTCTACACTAACATTACGATACGGACCTTTTGGTGAAGGATTCTGGTGAATATGCCCATGAACATTAAGCATTTGATTACCGCTTTCGGCCCCCCTAAACAAACCACTGTCGTGAATAGGTACATGAGTTAGCGTAAGCCCAAACTCTGGCAGAACCCTCCACATTTGAACTTTTGCGAACCAACCACCTGAAGATAAACTCTTTATATCGTCGTGGTTCCCCACAATTAGGTTTTTCTTACCTATTAGACGAGGCCAGTGCTTATTCATCCAAGTTTCTTTGTCCGTACCCATCACCACATCGCCAAGATGATAAACCTTATCACCAGGACGAACGACTTCGTTCCAGCGCTGAATTATGGTTTCGTTCATTTCTTGAACGCAGCTAAATTGTGGGCGAATACGATTACCAGTCTTAGAGTCAGTAAAATTTAAAATATTAGCGTGATTAAAGTGTGTATCTGATGTAATCCATATGTTCTTCGACATAATAGGTACCTTAATAAAGGTTGCAGATAAGCTCTTCATCTGCGTAGTAGCAATCTTCTACATGCTCAAACGAACCTGTATACATCTGCTCTACGTGATACTGATGGCGAGCAAAGTCAGCCTCAGCTTCAAGATGATCTTGCAGCTCAGGATCAATGCTAGCACAACCGCTAACAAGTAGCATAGCTAAAATAATAGTTTTCATGGCATCAAAATCTGCTTTAAACGGTTGATCGACAAGTTCAATGACTTAGCATACTCACTAAGGACAATATCTGGATGTTGATCGTACCAATCAACAATTTCCAATTCAGTCCAACGTTTCATTTGCTTAGTATCACACCAGCTCATGTTATCCACGCCTCATATTAGCAATATCAATAATAGATTGTTTGTTGTCTTTACGAACAGGCACTGCATTGCTTTTGTGCATAGTAGCAATGCCTGCAATTTCATTACCAGTATAAACCTTACGGTCCTTTGCAACTCCGTTGCCCGGAATGGCATCACTAGTGCTGACGGCAGACTTTACAGGAGCAGGAATGTGCAGCGTAGAGCTGCCACGCTTCTTACCGCTATATCCTACACGAGCAAGAGTTGCATGAAGCTCCCGACGAGCTTGCTCAATGCGTTGTGCTTTAGTTAAAAAGTTCATGATTGTTCCTTTGTTATAAATAACAATAACATGTATTAAGCTAAGATACAAACAAAATATTAAATACTAGGCTACTTAAGGTTTATCGCATTGGCAGAGTTTGGCAGCGTCTGCAGGCTTTGCAGTTTTGGCTGCTTCTGCATCTAGTTCTGCATAAGTGTGTAACGCACGATATACGTCGTACTCAGATGTTCTAGTTTCACCACTAAGACCTAACATTGCTACAATCTTTTCTGCGCGAACAAATAGGTTGTCAGCAGCGTCTATAGTAACTTTTTGTCTTACTCGTGGTGGTTGTTGAGGTGGTGCTGGTGGTTGCTTCTTTTTGAAGAATAACATTTATTTACTCCCTATTAGTAGCATTAAACAAATAGCTAGAATAGCTAGCTCTATCATGCTTCTTCCGCAATAAGCAGTTGAATGCAAGTTAACTGTTCGTTGCTTGCTACGATATTGTGCTGATTGCTTTGCAATCCAATAGCACATTCTTCTTTTGTGTTGTAGGAATTAATAGGCATTGTAGTAATTCCTGCTTGCACACTTAAATTAATGTAAACTAAAATCCACATAATATGTTCCTTAATCCCAAAGGTTTTGATAGTATTTGCCGAAAAGACGGAAACCGTTTTGAATGCGAGCGCTGTATGCACGATGACCATCCCAATCAGTTTCTGCAGTATGATTTGGTCCGCGAACTAACTGGCTAGTGCCATCTTCCTCAATCTTTTTGAACTGATAATCATACTCACCACTAGTGAACTGTTCTTCCCAGTCTTCGTTGATACCGCCTTCAAGACTTTCAAATGCGAAGATAATTTCGTCGAGAACCCAATCCCAACGCTTGAAGTGATTGTCGTCAGTATGACCATTATCGCGTTCTTCTTGGGTAAGTTCACGAGCGGCAGTGCTACGAAGATGCTCAGGCACATCTTCATCGTCTACCCAAGGAGCGCCATGCTTATTTGCATGGAGTTGCTGTAGCATAGGACGAATAATGTATCCAAGCGTAGTTTCCATGTTCCAAGTATCCCAGCGATCAATGCGAACACTAATCTTACGCTTCTTTTTGGAGTCAATCCAAGCAAGCAGTTTGGTAAGAATAGTGGTATGGCGATCTCCAGCCCACTCAACGGTTTCACCTACCTCAGCCTCCGGCTGAATGCTGCCATGAGCAAGCCATTCACCAAAACGATGAACGCGATCTGCATTACCCAGGTATCCATGCTCGTCGCGCTCTTTTGGCACCCAGAACATAATTTTTTCTGCAAGTTGGTAGGGACCAAACCATTTTCTATACGGTCCAATTTTAACGCGCATTATATTTCCTTTACAGTTTTGTTAGTGATAACTTTAACGTTGCTAGCAGCTAGCTCTCTATCTCTTAAGTTGTGCATTTCTTCAGCTGTATAAATACTGTTATGCAGAGTCATATATCCGCAGTTCATGCCATCCATATAAAAACCAGGATCGAACCCGAAAGTATCATACAGCACTCCTCTGTAAGATTTATGTTCAACAATCTCAGCTTTATAAATACGACTTACTACTGCATAAAAAGCAAACTCGCGTTGATTCTGAGGCAGAGATTCCCACCAAGAGTTAACCTCTGCTTCGTATTTTAAGCGATACTCTTCTTCATATTTTGACACGTCTACTAGTGATTTTAATAGGTCTGACATTTATAGCTCCACGTCAATATAGTCAAGCTCGCCTATACATTGAAACGCAGTACGTCCATACTTGTATGCCATAGTTTTATGCCAGTGTCCAAAGTACCACTCATCTGGTTGATGAGCATTAAGAAAGCGATCAAACCAAGCTCCTGTACGATTAGGATACACAGGCCCTTTAATAAAACCGCTACCCCAAAACATTTGATAGCTGATGCTAGCAGGGCAATCATGAGTAATCATTACACGCGGCTTTATCGTTTTGTAAATCTCGTACATCTGCTCAAACTGAGCGTCGCTGCACTCTTCATCCGCCCACCAATTCACATCAGCAGTACGTTTATACCAGCCAGGAGGAGCATCAGGATTGTCAATACTCCAAGCTCCACCGATAAACATCACATCATTCTCAACTCTACCGTCAGTAATCCAAGAACTCATGCTTTTACACTGGCTAGGATTATCGTGATTTCCACGAATAAAGCGATGATTACCAGCATTATGATATGCGTCCATTGACTCGTGCCAATAATCGCTTTGACCAAACCCAACTCCAAAATCGCCAATCTGAATAGTAGGCCCTTCAAACTTGTCAATTGAGTACAGCTTGTAGTCATTCACCATACCGTGAATATCGCCAATTAGTCTAGTGAGGGTCACTTTTCATACTCCACAATTCTTACGCCTCTGCCCCAAGGTGCCGCAGCTGCTTCCGCTTCTTCATAGCTATCATAGGTAACTACTTCTACTTCATACATTTTACCACTAGGTCTAGTGACATAGCTGTAGTCAGAGTTCATTAATAGCTTTAGCGCATATTTCATTGGACGCTCTCCAATTCATCAAGCTGTTCTAAGATCTTACGTTTAAGATTATTAGCCTTATCATACGCTTCAACAGTAATAGGATGATTAAAGCCTTTTGCAACCTTAAAATCGTTAGCAGCTCTTTGATGTTCTACATAGCTTAGAAATAATGCTTTGATTGACATGGCGCTCTCATACTTGAATAGGGCTAATCTTAGTTAGTTGGTGAATATCATTAATAATAACATCAACATCAGCCTCTGTCAAGCGTCCTTTTACTTCAATAGTGTCCATTGCAATACCCTTTTTGGAATTGAATAGGGCTGTTTCGTACAATCCGTCCTCATGCCCGGCAGACATATCGTTACACACAATACTAAGATGATAGACGTCAAAGTCTAACACAACCTGTACCCCGCGGGGAAACTGCGTTTCCATCATAATAAAGTCGGACAGCTTAAACATCATTTTACTCTGTTTTACTGATTTGAGTAAGAAGTGCTTCAAATCCTTGATCTACAGTTAAATTTTTACTTAAACAGTAAAGTGAAAATTTTAAACCGATGCTAGACAGCATAGGAATCATGTCCTCAGCTATGTCGAATAAATAGGTAGCACTACCATCGCTATGCTCTTCTATGCTATGCACTTTAGCGCTAGTCATTGAATATTTCCTCTTCATGCTCTTCTGGAGTCACAAAAATCTTTAGAGTGTGTCTATTATCTTGTAGTTCAAAGTTAACTTCTTTTACGCGATATTTAACATACTTACGACCGCTACCAACTTCAATAAGTTCTACGCGGTTTACTCTACTCGTATCCATTAATAATCTTCTCCAAACATATCAAAATGTACTAGCTTATATGCTTCTAGTAGTTGATATGCTTCATCTAACTCGTAAGTGCGTTCAACATATTGATCTTCTAAGCTATTAATATATCGTCTAATAGAATCAATTTCTTTACTAATCGTTTCTTTAATGAGTTCCATGTTATCACCAAGCGGTTGAACGAATTTCTTCACGATTTTCATATATCGGCTGTAGATAAGTTCTCATGGTTTCAATAGCTTCTTCAAGTGATTCACAGTGAGCAATGATAGACTCAATGTCTGAATCGTCCATAGTCTCAACCATAATATCCCAACCGTCACTTTCGTAGTTATCTACAGCGTGTGTAATTAGTTGTTTAAGCATGATAATATCTCCTTTATACTAAGAATATAGCATAACACACAGTAACAGTCAAACTAAAAATAAAAAAGACTGGGAGTATTAGTCCCAGTCTCAGTTGAGTTCACAGTATAATTAATATATTAGAACTTGAATGCTACTCCTAGAGTAGGAGCAATCTCTTCGCTATCTAGATTATAGTTAACTTTTGCGTTTAGTGCTAGTCCGTTTAGCTTAGTTTCATAACCAGCTCCAACATTCTGAGCAAACTCATCTTCGTCACCGTTGATGTATCCAGTAACTCCTAGTGTGCTAACAGTAGCTTCATAAGCTAAAATGTCAGAGTAAGTAACAGCTCCACCTACGCGTAGCTTATCATTCATAGCATAGCTAGCTAACACGCCAACTGCATAGTCTTCGCTATCTAGGTTGTAGTCTACAGCGGCTGCAAGATCTACACCAGCTACTGCCATTTCATAAGCAGCTTGTACGCTTTCAATATCAGTTAAATCGTTTTCAAAGTCTCCAAAGCCTAGTGCTACGCTAGCTCCAGAGTAGTTAACTCTTAGAGACTCGTCAATAGCTGGATCAGCTAAAGTAGCTCCATCATAGCCTTCGATGAATAGGCTGCCTTGATCTCCAACAGAGATACCGGCTCCCATAAGATTAACTCCCAAAGACCAAGAGTCAATTGCATCATTTTCAAAACCAATGCTTGCACTTGCGCCTAGCTCTTCGCTACCGCCAGTATAGTTTAGGTTATAAGTAAGTGCAGCGCCATAATTGTCTGCAACATTCTTTTCTACTTCAAGTTCAATGCTTCCGCCAATTTCAGCAGCAATTGCAGTGCCAGCTAACATAGCTAAAAATGCAACAGAAAGTAATAGTTTATTCATAGTTTTCACCTCTTAAGTTGTTAATAAAACTAATTTCTTAGCTTATGAGTTATATTAACATAATGTTATGTAAATGTCAAGCATCTCTCAACCAAAACTAGTTTACTGTTACATTTTTACAACAGTAGGCCCGTTCTGTTTCTAGGTGGAGCCCATACCCACAGGATTATGCAGCTAGTGCAAATTCCTTAGGAGCAAAGTTATCGTTTGCAATTGTTAATTTTCTTGCGGTTACAGTCGCTTGCGCACTGGCTCCTGGTTTCTTCGTCTTCAAGTAATCGATCCTATTTCGACCCCATCAAAGATACTCCACGGCAGTGTTTCGAACCACTGACTGACCCGCGGAAAGTGTTCCGGAAATACTCCGCATTTATGTATTAAGTGGCGGAGTATCTTTGGTGGAGTCGTCGGGTACCGCCCCCGAGTCTTACCTGCGTCTAATTTACGTAATCAGAGCTTATTAAATTGCAGAAGGCCCTAGCAGTTGTGAAACTAGCGTTTCGGCTTCTGCTAAAGATAGTGAGTATAATTCTGTTTGTGACTGCGTGCCTTTAATTTTGTACTGCTTTAGGCTTGCTTTAATGCGAGACTCTACGCTATAAGTTTCTGCACGACTGTCGAGTAGCCAGAAAGAGTGAAACCACCAGTCTGCTCCGCCTTGAGCGCGTCCGCGCTCGATTGCTTTCAAATTGATAGTACGCCCAATCTTCGTTGGACCTATACAGTCACCAATAGCTTGATAACCAATATAAATACCATAGGTGTTTGAATCATATCGTTCAATGATAGACTCAACTTGTTTTGCTCTAAATGCTTTAATCACTTTAAGCCATTAAACATTTAAGGTTAATGAGTTCAGCTGCCAACAGCAACGTAGCTGTGGTAGCTCCTGAAAACAGCCCTACAGCTAATCCAGCAAACGCTACAATTCTAATAGCGGCTTTAATGTATCCTAGTGTTTTGATGCTCATTGTTTTACTCCATATAGGGTATTATAAATAAAAAAAGAGGGCTTGTCAACCCTCTTTTTAAAGAGATAGATGTATTGCTATTACCAAGAAGCGATTGCAGCTTGTGTAGTAGCTAGCTCAGGATCTGGAACAAGACCGTATTGTACTAATGCACCGTCTGGACCTGACATATCATCACTTAAAAAGAATGCCACATACTCTTTTAATCCAGGAATTACGTCAAGATGCGCATTCTTAACGTAGAAGTAGAGTGGACGGCTGATAGGGTAGTCACCACTTGAGATTGTTTCTACGCTAGGCGTAACACCGCTTACTGTAGACACTTCTAGTTTATCAGTATTGTTCTGATAGAAGCTTAGACCAAATACGCCGAGTGATGTCTTGTTTGCATCGAGACGAGCAAGTGTTTCTGTATAGTCGCCATCGATGTCAACGGCTGCACCGTCAGTACGTACCTTCACACATGCCTTTTTCTGATCGTCGTCTAGTTTTTCAACTCCTAGTACTTCTTTACAGCCAGCTTCCATGACCTTTACATCAAACACTTCACGTGTTCCATGTTTAGTACCTGGAATGTAAGCTAGAATTTCGGTAGCTGGTAGTGTAGAGTCTACATCACTCCATAGACGCGCAGTGCTGTCTGCGTGTAGCGCAGTATATAGTTGAGCTACTGTTACATTATCAAGATTTAAAGCATCAATATTTGAAGCGAATACAATTCCATCATAACCAAAGCGAACTTCAGTGATGGCGCCAATAGCAGCTTCACACTTGGCCCATTCTTCGTCTTTCATTTTTGAAGAAGAGTTTGCAATGTCAACAGTGTTTTCGCCAACTCCTTCGCATAGTTTTTTACGGCCAGCACCAGACCCACCACCTTCTACAACAGGCGATGGAAAATCAAAGTTTTCACCAAATGCTTCTGCTACAATAGTTGCATATGGCAGAACAGTTGAAGATCCAGTTACTTGAATTTGATCTCTAGCATAAACGCTAGAAGTAGATATAGCTAATATACCAGCAATAGTTAAAGTTTTTATCATGAGTTTCTCCTATAAATTACATAGAGCATTCTATGCTAATTATAGAATATCACAATTTTGTAACAATTTTATGACAGCTACAGGAATTTATTTAAATTTACATAAACTAACTTAGGCCAGCGATTAGGCATAAATTCTAAACTAAGTCCTATATGAGTTAGTGGAAGCCAGACTGCGATATGAGATAGCTGATCCCAATTAATAGGTAGCATATCAGCTGTTGCAAGATTTTCTGCAAACACAAAGCTACCTACAGATATGCAGCCACCTAAATAAAACTTAGTTATGCTAAATATTCTTAGCTTCTTAGTTCTCTTATTTCTATTGACCACTTATCTAAATTCCTATTTCGTAGAAGTTCATCTGCAACATATCCTGGAAATTCTGTAGTAATAATAACCGGATGGTCGTCTATGCAGTGGACTTTACCTGTTTCTTTGTTAATTAGTCTAACTTCAAACATTTTTATTGATCCACATAATTTCTTGTTCTGAAATCTGAGTAGAGACAGTTCCGTATTCAGACTCAAAACTATAGTCAAGAGAGCTGATGAGTTCATCTACTTCTTCGGTAGTAAGAGTGTCCTCAGTTTCAATCAACAGCCTAACAGATAGATATGCGCAGTGTTTAGGCATCGTGGTTTTCCTCCCAATTGTCAAGATATTTAAGTTTTTGTTCAAACGACCAACCAGAAAGATATGAGTTGTCTGCATCAAACTGCTTCAAAGTTTCGTCCTGAGTGAGCAGCACTGCGTCAATAATATCTTCGTTTACGTGACTTTGAGAAAACTCACGTACTTCGTTCATAACAACACTATCTTTAGCCCACTCAATAGCTTGCTCATCGGTAAGCTCTACACCATAATCTTTGGCCACAGCTTGCATAGCTGAGAGCGGCACAGCATACCTATGTCTAAAAGTAGAAATTGTAGTGATTAGCACATACTTATCGGTCATTTATTCTTCTCCAATGAATTCCTAAAATTAACTTTTGCATCAGCCTGTTGAATGGGTTTGGCGCAGAATATGAAGAGAATACTAAACTCCAATTACCATCTAAACACCACTGCCAATGAGGTTTTTCAAAATCAATAATTCTTATTGTACCTTCATCAATTATATTATAATCCATTGTTTGCCACCTGTTTTCGTAATTTGCAGTATCCTGACGACCACACATCCCAAATAAACCACAACACTATAAAAGATACCATATCTAAAAGTAGCGTTTCTGCAGTAAGCCAAATCATAAATACTTTAGCCCAGGTATCTGCAAACATAAAAGCTATAGCAATGTCTAAAGGTTTAATCATAACTTGCAAGTTCCTCTAAAGATTTAACGAAATCAATAGCTACATTATACCATATAAAGCTAATGTATATAGCAGCTATTGCGCTTATAATTATAACACTAAGACGCTTAATCATTCTTTTTCAAATAGTCCCTAACATCAAAGTCACTAGTCTCTAATAACTGTTTAAACTCTTCTGAGTCCTCAAAACTTTCTGGATACCCAGCATAGTCAGAGAAATCAGTTTTTTGCTTTTTAGGCTTGCTAGGCTTAGTGCGTTTATAAATACTTTTACTCTGTTTAGCTGGTTTAATAGTTTTAGTGCTTTGAACTGGTTCATAATGATTATCATATGCTGCCGGATCATAGTAATTACTATCATCTTCAGGTTCGTAATAATTATTTTCTCGTGTCTGATTTTTAGACCAGTCATATACACCCGTAGTTACAGTAGATACAAAAGAGAAGATAGCTATTAGCGGAAATATTATAAGAAATATAATTAATAGTAACTCTAACATGATAACTCCTTTTTTATAAGTTATCATAAAAAACACAAGCAAGCAATAAAAAAGAATAAAGCTAGAGTAGCAATACTCTAGCTTTATCACTTGCGTTAGCAAGGTAAATATCAGTAGGCTATAAATTATTTGGCCTGCATTGTCTATGACGTAAGCAGCTAGGATGTCCCAACTGATACTAAAGGCAGTTGTTAAGGTACAACTGCGAAAACCATTCCTACTACCTCTCCGCAGAGTAGAATTCGGAAACTCTATATTTAATAATATAACTTAAAAACAGTAAGTATGCAATTAGTAAATTGATTTATGGCGACCCTACGCGGACTCGAACCGCGTTCACCAGGTAGACAGCCTAGTGTAATACCTATATACCATAGGGCCAATTTGAATAGTGTATGCCACCGCAATACAAGGGTTATGCGATACCCTCACCGTATCCCCACACCCGCATTCCTAGGAACAGGATAGAAAATCGTTAGGCTCTGAATCTTACACATACACTAATTTGGAGCGGAGAATGGGATTCGAACCCACGACCGTCTGCTTGGCAAGCAGAAGCTCTACCCCTGAGCTACCTCCGCGTTATTCTAATCGGTTTTTATCTACATCTTACCCTTGGGCTAACCCTCATACCGCAACTTAATCGAGCCGAGCAGCTTGCCAGTAGTAGACCGGACGTAACCGAAAACCGGTAACTTGGTGGAGCGACTGGGAATCGAACCCAACGACAGCGATCTTGCAAGGATCACCCGTAACCCATTACCCGCCCCAAATAATAACAGGATCGTTTTTGTCCGCTAAGACAATCCAAATGATTTAGCGTAAAGTTTTGCTGAACCGATCCTTAAACATGGCGGAAAGTGTGAGATTCGAACTCACGGAACCTTGCGGTTCGACAGTTTTCAAGACTGTAGGCATAAACCGCTCGCCCAACTTTCCTCTATAATTGCCAATCTACTCCCTCATGGCAGGTCTCCTAGCTATCTATAACTGCTACAAAGCCGCAGGTTTCGCAGTGTCTAGGACGTTGGCTATAATGTGGAAGCCGACTATATCTTCCACTATTCTACCCCGACTAGCGGGTCTGCGGTTTCGATCAATAAGTAAGTACCACCTCGCGTTACCGATCAATTTTGGTTGCGGTGGGGAGGACTCGAACCTCCGATCTCTTGGTTATGAGCCAAGCAAGATGCCTCTTCTCTACCCCGCAATGATATTTGGCTCCCAGTGTTGGATTCGAACCAACCTTATTTTCGGTTAACAGCCGAACGCGCTCGCCTAGAGTGCTAACTGGGAATGCTATTTTTAAATTTTAAATACCATTTTCTAACTGTATGATCGGATACTTTGTAGTGTAATCCTATTGCAACATATGATAGTTTTTTGTCATCACGCATAGTTATAATATTATCTTTTTCTGCGTACCAATCTTTAGTCATAGCTCCTTTAGAAGAACACTCTGGAGAGCAGTATTTAGCAGATAATCTAATTACAGAACCACATGTACAGTGATGATGTGTTTTTTCTACTATTCTATAGTCTTTTTCAGTTAGTATATAGGTTTTATTTTCTAATTCTAGAATTCCTTGATGTATTTCCCTATGGCAATTAGAACATACTAAAACACATTTCTCTAATTCTGCTACTATGTATTCCCATTTTTTGGGATTAGCATATGCCTGGGATATAGAAAAATCTTTTTTAGAAGGGTCTAAATGATGAAATTCTAAAGCAGCTAAACATCTATTGTAACCACATACACAGCATTTACCTTCAAATAGATTAACTGCTCTTTGCTTTAAATTTTTTCTCCATACTGCTACGGGTTCTAGATCTATATCTTTCATATTATTTCTCGCTAAATATAGGCTAGACTGTGAGCGAGCACAAGTCAGGGGAGCTACCCTTTTCGCCTTTACTTAATATTTATAACTCATTTTTTACAAGCAGTCAATAGTTTTTTAAAAATTTTTACTCAGGTTAGCATTTTGCCCGCCATGGGCGTCTGTCCAGATTATGGTTGGATAGACAGGAATCGAACCTGCTATAAATTTGTTGCTGCAACTAACCTATTTTAGTAGCTACGCCTTAGTAGGCGTAGCGATCGTTCATAAGAGTCTTTACCATAACATTGTATGGAGTAAAGTCCTCAAGGTCGTTTGCAAGAACGCTTTTCATGATCGCAGGCGAGAAGCCAGAGATATGAGCAGTACCGCGTTCGTCAAACTTGACGGGGCTGTTACCGTTCTCTTTGCCGTACATTGACAGGTTCCAGAACACAATCTTAGGCACAGCGTATCCAGCAGCTTCGTACTTACGAGCAATCATCTGCATAGCAGAGTCGTCGTAGCGAGTGCACTGGTCAAACTGCATGTCCGAGAGGATAAGCAACATCTGAGGCATGTCCTCTTGAGAAACTTTACCGTTCACAGCGATTTTGAGAATCTCATCAAACGCTGCATGTAGGTTAGTGGTCATTTCCCAATTAGCACGGCTCATCTGAGCCATCTTATGAGACAGAGTACCTTTAAGGTGTTCCATCTTCGGCCTACTAGAGAAGGTCAGAAACAGATCCTTGAAAGCTCCAGTGTTCTTGTCTGCACAGTAAAGACCGAGCGAAACTGCAACGTCAATAGGCGACAGTTGTGAACCATGAGAGTAACCGAGGCTACCCATGGAACCAGATACGTCAACCATTGGCAGAATGCGAGCGTCACCGATGTAGTTAGGCAGAGCCTTCCACTGTTCATCTGCAACAGCTGCATTACCCTTTACAACCGACTTAATGATATCGTAAGGGTAAACTGCTCCCGCGTTGATCTTGACTTTAGGGTCACGCTGTTCAACCGGCTTCTTTAGTTCTGCAATATACGCAGAGTATGCGTCTTTTGCATTACGACCAAAAGCCTTTTGATAGCGAGCAGAAGCTACTGAAGGAACATGCGAGAAGTTGATTGCTTCCCATTCCTTAGCACACATCTTGCTTTCAACAACATTAGTCAGACCAACGATGAGCTTACGATACTGCTTAGGGCTCAGTTCCAGGAACCGAGTCAATTCAACAGCAATCGGACCTTTACGCGGCATCCACTTTGCAGCAAGACCATCGCTATTAGCAAGAGCTTCACGAATGAATGCAAATGCTTTATTGCGGTTGATCGGATCACGGTAGGTGAACAAGTCGTCCCAACGTCCCAATTCAGGAACCTTGGACATAAGCTTACCCGCTAGAGTTGGGTCGGTAGTCTCTAGCGCGGAGAGCAGATTACGGAAGGTAGCACGTTCACCAGCACCACCGCGAATATCACGAGCCCAAAGAAGCATACGAAGAGTAAGCTCTTTGTTTTCTACAAAAGCTGCTACAAATTGCTTGGTAATATCAGTGCCGCGTGCAGAACCGATGATACCGAACAAATCAAGAACAGGTGATGCAGAAGTGGCACGTGCCTTCATACCATTAGCGGTACGAGCAGGAGCATTATTCTTTTGATTTTTAACTGCGTTAACAAACGACATAATATTTCCTTTCAGGTTGGTATTTCACGGATTCGAACCGTTAAGTTTGTTTAATAGACAAATTGGGAACCATTCCCGGTTTTTAGTTGCTGAAACCAACCTATGGTTTCAATAGTTTATTCAGGATCGTGCCTTTCGGCTTTGGTTTCATTACAAGTGAAGTGCTTTCATAGCTAAGTATGCTGAAGCGATCCTATATTCATTCTCCCATAGGAAGACGGCAGATTGCACATTTGTGGTCGTGCACATTAGGTTGTAGATACCCACACCCATCGTGCTTACATGTTTTTATTTTAAAAAGATTTTTAAACCAGTTAATCATCTGTGCGATCCTATTTTCTTTATATTATTAATATAGCTAATAATTAAGTAACAAGCAATACATAATTTGAAACAGCTGTATGCTTTGGTACTGGATAGTGGGATCGAACCACGTCCACCTCAGTCACAGTGAGGGATGCAACCATTACACCTTATCCAGCGTTGTTTTTTCTTTACCAGTGTGTGGCGGATTAGATTTAACTAATGACGAATCACCAAAGTCGACAACATCATAGTCGCCGTTTTTGATAGCTTTGTTCACTTCAAGTAATCCATTCACAATATCAATGATAGGAGTTTCCATGAATGAGTCACCAGGAGTAAGGTGGAAGTTTTGCAGGTCTACTCCGTCATGTCGCATTTTTTCAATGTACACATAACGTACAATCTCGTACTTAGCATTACGATTGCTCAAATACTGATTTTCATCATCAGTAAGAGGCTGGCCTAATGCTGCTTTAATAGTCAAATCGTATGCTTTATCTAGCATGGTTATATCCTTTTTTGAATAGCGCCTCCAGATTATCGTCTAGGAATTATATGATTATGGGTAGCTACTCCCGTCAAAAATCCATGGGGCGGTCCCCACCTTGTCTCGAATAACCTAGATATTTTTTGGAGCTTCTGAAGGGACTCGAACCCCTAGCCTACACGTTCGTAGCGTGTTGCTCTAATCCATTGAGCTACAGAAGCATTATTTTTTATTCCACATCCCCATTATTGATTGGGCATTTAGCATATGTTTGAATAGCAACCCGTTTTGAGGGTCAGTACGAACCCAGCGCTTTTTACCTAGAACCTGCTCAAAACCGTAGTCGTTATCATCAAAGATTATATAGTCTACAATGTCTTGGCCATAGGTTTCAAGATACTCACGTATTTCGTGAGAACGATCATAAGGTTTTGCCCTAGCAGCCCACAGATTGTCTGGATCAGTTTTCCACATCCTCGCAAAGTCACCGCGAAAGCCGGAGTTAGCAAAAGCTGCACGAATCCAGTGTTCAACAGTATTATCGTCGTTGCGTAGATCATTTTTCCAAGTTGAAATTAGCACGAATTCAACGGGATAACGATCATGGATCTTATTCATGAAGTCTACTGCAACAGGATCAAATCTCTGCCACATATTGTAAACAGCATTGTGAGCAAGGTGAACACGCGAGCTAGTAAAAACTCCGTCAATGTCTAAAAACACCAGATATTTACGATCTTGTTCAACGTCTAAAGACATCGGATATTTACGATCTTGTTTCATTTTTCATTTCCTTTGTGTGTATGCTATGAGTTATTTTTTCACGCATGTCAATGCATACACAGCACCAGCAGTGATCGGATTTACTTTTTTTACCGCGCATATTAATGTTTGCTGCAGAGGCGTGAATAGGACTCTTTGGAGGACGATGATTGCGGTTGCGACCTCTACCATAAACAGGTGATTTAGGCATAGGCATTTCCTTGAATTGGTATCCCCAGCGGGTGTCGATCCCGCTTCTTCGCCTTGAAAGGGCGATGATCTAGCCAACGTAATCTATGGGGACATGATATTTGGTGGGAGTGAAGGGAATCGAACCCAACATGAGTTTCCTCGACGGAGTTACAGTCCGCTGCCTCACCTTGAGGCGGCACTCCCGAATTTTGGTTGTCGCAACTGGGATCGAACCAGTGACATCTGAGTTATCAGCTCAGCCTTCTACCAACTGAAGTATGCGACAATATTATGGTGTATAGTTTACAGCTCTTAACATTAAAGCTGTTTGTGTTGATTTTTTAATCTCTTGCCTAGGATAGAATATATCTTTTAGCGTTCTATCACTGTTAACAATTTTATAGACGAAGTTTAGCTTGTGAGTGCTATGCCAGTCTAGCACAGCTTGTTTACTAGCATTTGAGTAAGTTAACACCCACCACTCACGCTTTTCATAAGGAATTTCATCCCAAACATCGCTTAGCTTATGTATTGCAAAAAGATGATACATAAATTTTCCTTTTCTCTTAATACATAATAGCTTGTTTTAAGCAAGGCAGCAAACGTAATATTGGTGGAACAGGTTGGAATTGAACCAACGACGCGAAGTGTTAGCCAACACTCCCGCTCTACTCAGACCAGCTAATAGACGGCTAATCTACCTGAGCTACTGTCCCGTAATTGGTGTACTTGAAGAGAATTGAACTCCTGACACGCGGATTTTCAATCCGCTGCTCTACCAACTGAGCTACAAGTACATTACTTTAAAGTGTGTAGCATAAACTCCAGTAAGGTTCTAGAATTACTGGTTCTCACTGCTGACGTATCTTGCAATTGGGTGGCCAAACCCGGCTGCGACGAGAGTCGATTTAAGGATGTTCGTCATCTTCTAGATAGAAACTGACCACAGCCACTACACACGTTAAAATAATTATTACTTAGAAGATACACCGTGGTTTATGGACTCAAACCATAGTAGCACAGGTTATCAGCCTGTCCACGTATCATACCCAACGTCTTGGCAGTGTATCATCAAAATAATGGTGAGCCGTATAGGATTCGAACCTATGTCCCATGATTAAAAGTCACGTGCTAAAACCAACTCAGCTAACGGCCCATTATTTGGTGGTGCCAGATAGACTCGAACTATCTCTTCGGGCTTATGAGACCCAAGTCCGCACCGTGCGGTGTCACCATTGTATTGGAGGTGAGTGTCAGAATCGAACTGACTACTTTCGTGCTTCGGATTTGCAATCCGACCCCTTACCGTCCGGGCCACTCACCGATTAAGAAATAGAAAAGGCCCCTAAGCGATGCTTAGAGGCCTTGAAACTAGAGAGTGTTGCACACAACACTACACGTTTCCAGAACCCTCAGCAGGTCGGATCATAGAAATATAAAACTTCTCACAACGCATAATGTGCATATTACTACTCCCTAGTTAATTAATGAATTTGAAGATATACCGCCGAATGGCATAAAGCCTATCCCCGTGTCATAGACAAAAAACAGTATATCATAAAATTAATTTCGACACACAGCCCCCGCCTTCTCGCTTGTATCGCCTTCCCGCCATGTGTCCGCCTATCACATACTAATACAAAGGGCTCGCAAAAACAGGATCTTCCGTATAGTTAAAAACTAGCACTCCTAATTTACGCTGCTCCGCGAAGGCAGGTACTTTTAGGTGTAAAGTGTATGTTCGATACGAACTCTACGATCTCTTACTATCGCCTATAGAACAATCAGGATAGTTAGTATCCCGGCTATAACCCCCGGATAGGTAGTGCTAATTATTAACAATCTTGGGGCAGGATTTACACCTGCGTAGCCTTGACAACAAGGCATCTTAGTAATCAGCTTAGCTGTGTAGCCGTTAGCTTACAGATCACCCAAGATTTCTTTATATAAACAATATAACTTAAACTCAGCAAGTAGGCAAGTAAAAAATTATTTTAATTTCTACATTGCCTCTTTGGAATGTTCGATAAGCGAGTCCCATCTAAATGAACGCCACTCGCCCTTTTCTACATCCCATACGCTTTGGACATGCTCTGGACCTTTAGAGATACTAAACGTGTTAATCCCAATCAGATCTGAAACGAGGGTAGCTTTCATATCACGAATGCTACCATCTTTTTTACGAAACTTAATGTTAACAATACCATTCTGCAAGGAATTGATTATTTGCTGCTTCAACTTCTGCCTCTTTCTCATATTCATGGTGAAGAACGAATGAAATGTGGGAAATATCGTGTAGAGCATCAGCTTTGTTTGTAGCCTGATCTACATAGGCATGTAACATTTCTTTAATATAGTTAAAGGCATGATTATCTGACATTGCTATCTCCCGCTTTCTATAATTAAATATAACACTATAAACAGCGTTGAGCAACTACTCAGTGACTTAGAATACGGTCCATCAGTAGATCTACGTTAAATTTAAGATCGTCTAATGAACCATTATTGTCTAGCACAAAATCACACATCCAAGGCTCAATCGTATTAGAGTTTTTATCTTCTGGAGGCAGGTGATCGCTACGATCAACCCAAATAGCGTAGTCATACGAGCTAGAATTTTTTAGCGCATGAAACTCTGCTTTATTTCGCAATCCGCAGTAAATATCATAGCTTTCAAAAATTTCTCTACCAAGCCTAGTAGGATCAGGCTTATTGTAATCTCTAATCATATTATACCAGATCTCACGATTGTTGTGCCTATCCGCATAACATTCTTCGAATGTAGAATAGTTATAGCCTAGATCTGCATTCATTCTATCGTATATAAATTGCTGAGCGCAAAACATGCTGCTAGACTGAAAAGTTAGATGATAGTGTTGTGAGAGAATTTCACACACTGTATCTTTGCCATGTCTCCCATGACCTACTACAAGTAGTTTTACCATTTATTTACTCTGTATAGCTTTCATAGATTCTAACGATTCTAGATTGTAACTGCCTTTTGCTTTGTTGCACTCACTACAGATAATCTGAATATTTTCAGGATCTAGTCTTAAATCCCAAGCATACATCAAAGGTTTTATGTGGTCTGCATTTTTTGTTAATCCATATTTTTTAAAGTCTCTACTGCACATTACGCAAATAGGGCCTGCAGACTTCTTTAATTCTGCTCTTAAAGTTTTCCACTCTGCAGTTTTGTAAAATGCGTTTGCTTGCCTCTTACTTACGGTTTCAGAGTTTAGTTTAAATCCGTGTTTATCTAGTTTACACACTTCATTTTTTGATAGCCATTCAGCTATTAGGTCATCGTCTCTTTTTTGTCTTTGTGCTTTAGGCAGCTCAGTTTTTTGGTTATCAAATAACCTTTGTCTGGCCCATATTTTTTGATGGAATGCCATATTGGCATGGCCTAGTTTCTCTGGGTTTGTAGGAATTTTTACCAATTATTAACCTCATCTCCATAAAGTTCACGAATAGCTGCAACTAACATACGAGCATCTACAGAAATTCCTTCATACGGATTTTCTGTATAACATATCACAGTACGATATCGCTTATTAAAAATCTTATCTCGCGCTACTGTAACAGCAGCTGTTCCATAAGAAAAGGTTACGCTATCTTTCTGCGTCGCCCCAAGGTGTTTGTTTTGGCTGCTCATGGCGAGTCTTTCTTGATTGTTTCTTTGGTGGACGTAGTTCAGCAATAGCCCAAAACAGCATAGGTATAAATCCAATTAGCATTGCAGCAGCTAGTAACATTTTTTATCCGTGTTCAAACCTTGATAGAGATTTTGGAATTGGTAGCGGTTCTTGCTTAGTTAGCTTATATAGCGCCCAATACGCATTTCGTTCGTCTGTAGAAGCACGAGTTTCCTCATGCTTCTTTAGAACCTCAACATAGTGTTGAAGATCGACGATCA